GGCGTCGCTTGGTCGGCGTCTGATGGAGAAAGCGACGGTGGCCACGCCGCAGATTGCGGCGATGGCGATGCGCGAGACGCTGGAAAACCCGTTGCTGCGCCAGAATATCGGCACCGACCTGACCCGCTGGCAACAGCGCATCGCGCAGCACCCGGAATTCACCGCTGACCGGCGCTACGTCGGCGGGCTGTCACCGTCGCTGCTTGATGCGCTGCCGGGGCATGGTGTGAAACCGGCGTCGGCCACCATCGCGCTGTCCGGGCAGACCGTGGCGGATGCTGCCGGGGATGATGCTGCCGGGGATGATGCTCCTGACTGGACGCGGCTGCCTGATTTGCTCTACTCCCCGGACGTGGTGCTGTGGGATGCGGCAACGGGGCTTCTGCACTACATCACTCAGGGCGACACGTCGTATACGGCGTCTGTTCTGGTGAAAGACGGTCAGCCGGTGATTGCTGACCTTAATCCGCTGGATAGCAGCCAGCGGGCAATGCTGACCGGTCTGCCGGTTCTCTCAGGAGGGTGGAAGTGATGGATATTGAAATCAAAATTGATGTGGGTGAAGTGCAGGACAGGCTTGATCACATGCTGAGCTTTCTCTCACACCGTGAACCGCTGATGCGTGAGATTGCCGCGCAGCTGCATGGCGCGGTTGAGGATAACTTCGCACAACAGGGTCGACCCGCATGGCTCGGTATCAAGCGTGACGGGATGATACTGCAGAAGTCAGGGCGACTGGTGAACAGTATTGTTGAGTACAGCGACAATGATACGGCTGTTGTCGGTACTAACGTTGAGTATGCCGCGATCCACCAGTTCGGCGGCGAGACCCGCCCGCATGAAATTCGCCCGCGTAACAAACAGGCACTGGCGTTTAATGGCCGGGTCGTAAAAAAGGTAAATCATCCTGGCTCGAAAATCCCGGCGCGCCCCTTCCTGTCCCTGACGGACGAGGACGAAGAGAAGATCCTCAACACCGTCAGCGACTACCTGATCCAGTCGATTTTATAGCCACGTCTCACAGACGCGTTGTAACGCCCGTAGCGCGTCTTTCTCATTTTGTGGTACGGTGATTCACCTCAGGGGTATTTAAAAAAATTTAAACGGGTTTTAAACGCCTTTCCGGGCATTCGTAAATCTCCTCTCCGCTTCGTTTCCTGACTCTGTCATTTTCCCTCTCACCGCCGTTCACTCTTCCTTTAGATGTCGTCACGTCACACTGGCGGCATGAAAAAGACGTTTATCGCTTACTGCACACAAAAAATCTCCGCCACCGGCAACGAGTTCATGCTCTTCCCGGCGGGCGAGTTTCGCGGCAATGACGGACGCCCGACTGAGTGCGCGAACTGGGTGATGAACGCCGCTAACGCACGGGTACTGATTGCCGCTGCTAACGCCAGAGGGGTGGACTATGTAATCGACTATGAGCACCAGACGCTCAGGACAAAAGAGAACGGCAAACCCGCTCCGGCTTCCGGCTGGTTCCGTGAGCTGGAATGGCGAGAAGGTGACGGGCTTTACGTCATCAATAACCGCTGGACCGCAACCGCCAGTGCCATGATTGCGAATGATGAGTATCGCTATATCTCGCCCGTCTTCGCCTATGACTACAACGGCAACATCACCAGGCTGGTTAATGCCGCCCTGACCAATACTCCCGCGCTTGAGAACATGGAGGCCGTGTTTCTCGCTGCCGCCTCGATGCTCTCCGGCGACTTAACCGAGGACACCTCAATGAATGAAGAACTGCTTGAGCGGCTGCGCTGGCTGCTCAACATGCCGGAGGGTTCGACAGCGGAAGATATCGCCGCACAGCTGGACAAAATCAAGAGTCAGCTGGGCACCGCTGCCGCCAGTTTTAACCTGGAAACCTTCCTCACCCAAAGCACCACCAGTATCGCCGCACTGAGCCAGCAGGTTGACGAGCTGAGAACGGCGCAGCCGCAGGCGGTCGACCTGTCGCAGTACGTCCCGATTTCTGTTGTCCGTGAAAAGGATGAGCAGATCGCCGCACTCTCTTCTCAGCAGCAGGACGGCGAACTGGAGACCCTGCTGACGGCAGCGCTGTCAGATGGCCGCGTCGTCGGTAAGGCGACCGAAGACTGGCTGCGTGAGATGGGCAAAACCAACATGGCGGGCGTGCGTAACTACCTGGAGAACGTGGCGACGCCGATTGCGGCGCTGACTTCCCTGCAGACGTCCGGCACGAAGATTCGCATGACCAGCATGCCGGATAAAGCACAGGACCCGCTGCTGGTCGCGGTGTGCAGCCAGTTTGGTAATGACCCGGCGGTAATTGCGAAAGCGCTGGAAGAACTGAATAACGGGGAGAACGGCTAATGGCTGCAACAACACTTGATCGCAATACTCCGCGCCGCGACGGCCTGAAGACCCCTTTTAAGGTTGCGGGCGGTGAGCTTATCCCGGCGGGCGTGATGGTCTGCGTTAACGCTGCAGGCTTTCTGGTCAACGCCAGCGCGGCACCTGACCTCATCTGTATCGGTCGCTCGGATGCGCGTGTGGACAATACCACGGGTGCGGATGGCGATATTGCCGTGCAGGTTGAGCACCGTCGCCTGTTTGCCTGGGATAACGACGGCACCGTGGACCAGACCTTTATCGGCAAACCGGTCTATATCGCAGACAACCACACGGTAAGCGCCACAGACGCGGGCACTTCACCTGCAGGTACGTGTTTCATGGTCGATGATCTCGGCGTCTGGACCCTGGCTTAACAGAAGGAATTTTTTATGATTGTCAATCGCGAATCGGTGAAGCTGGTATTCGTTAACCTGAATACCACTTTCCAGAATGCACTGAAGGCATCGCCGGGCCAGTACGCCGAAATTGCCATGACGGTGCCATCCACCACCAAAACTGAAGACTACGGCTGGCTCGGTGAGGTGCCGGGTATGCGTGAGTGGGTGGGCGACAAGGATGTGAAATCCCTGTCCGCATACAACTACACCATCACCAACAAACCGTATGAAGCGACCATCGCAGTATCCCGCGACGATCTGGAAGACGATATCACCGGTAAATACGCCCAGTCAGCGAGCAGCTTTGGTGCTGCAGCGGGGGCATGGCCGGACAAACTGGTGTTTAACCTGGTGAACAACGGGTTTACCACTAAATGCTATGACGGTCAGTACTTCTTTGACGCGGATCATCTGGTTAACGGCCAGTCCGTCTCTAACGTCAGTACCGCTCCGTTATCGGTCGCCACGCAGGCAGAGGCGATGGCGGGTTATGGCGCTGCCCGTACCGCCATGATGTCGATCACCAACGAAGAAGGCGACCCGCTGGATATTAGCCCGAATGTGCTGCTGGTTCACCCGGCGCTGCAGGATGTGGCGAATACCCTTATGACCACCGAGCGCCTGGAAGACGGCAAGCCGAACCTCTACAAGGGCACCGCGAAAGTCGTGGTCTCAGCACGTATCAAAAACCCGAAATCCTGGTTTCTGCTGGACACCACCAAACCGGTCAAGCCGTTCATCTTCCAGCAGCGTAAAGCGCCGGTGTTTGTTTCCCAGACCGACCTGAACAACGACGACGTCTTCATGCGTGCGGAGTTCAAATTCGGTGTCGAATCACGCGGCAATGCCGGTTTCGCCTTCTGGCAGCTGGCGTTTGCTTCCACCGGGGAGGGTAACTGATGCCGGTACGTATTGCTTCAAAACAGGATGGCTTCCGCCGCTGCGGCGTGGCTCACAGCTCTGCACTGGTTGTCTGGCCGGATGACAAATTCACGGCGAAACAACTTAAACAGCTGCAGGCCGAGCCGATGCTGATTGTCGACATTGTCAGTGATGCAGCGCCGGAGCCTGCGTCAGTGTTGAAGGTTCTGACGCTGGGTGAGCTGATTGCAGCAGCTGACCTCGCCACGCTGAAACTGGCACGTCTGGCGATTAATAACCGTCTGGTCGAAGAGCTGGACGTACAGGGACTGCTGGGGTTGCGTGCCGAAATAAACGATGCGCTGGATGCTCAGGGGTATTCCGACCCTGTCGACCCGGCACCTGCTCCTGGTGCTGTTGTATCTGATGGCCCTGCGGCAGTAATCAGCGACACCAGCGCAACCGGTGAGGCCACAGAGCAACCAAAGCCTGAGCCAGAAAAAGCGCCAGCGCAGCCTGAGACTCCGGCTAAACCGGATTCAGACGACGTTAAACCGGCAGTTAAATCCAGCAAGAAAAGCGACAAATAACGGGGACGCGGATGAGTTACGCAACGTATCAGGACATGGTGGAGTATTTCGGTGAGCGTGAAGTTCGCCTTATCAGCGACCGCGACAAAAACGGCAAGCCTGACCCGCTGGTTGTCGAAGGCGCTCTGCAGACGGCGGACGGCGAAATCGACAGTTTTATCGCCGGGCGCTATTCCCTGCCGCTTCGCGAGACACCGCGCGTGCTGGTTGGTATTGCCTGTGATATCGCACGCTATCGTCTGGTCGGCACTGAGCGCATCGAGACTACCGTCATTCTTGAGCGTTACAAAATGGCCATCCGTTATCTCGAAAAAGTGGCTGCGGGCACTGTCACACTGGGTTCAGGGGTGAACACCGGCACGACGGTGGAGTCCGGCGAAGACGCGGTGCAGTTCTGCGTCGGCGCTGCCCGCCAGTTCACCCGTCGCAGCACCCGTGGAGGGGCGTACTGATGACACCCATGACCACGCAGGTGGAACTGGCCATCATCGAACGTCTCCGGCTGGGGCTGGGCCAGATGGCGGTTCAGGTGGAGAGCTACGGCGGTCAGCTTGATGACGATCTGGATCTCGTCGTTCGCTCTTTTCCGGCGGTATGGGTGACGTTCGGCGGCATCACGAACACCAGAACGCATGGCGTATCCCGCAGGGAATATTCCACCTGTGCCCGTTTTGTGGTGATGGTTGGCGACTACAACGATCGTAATGAGGGCGGCACCCGCATGGGTGGCCCGGCGCTCGATGAGGTCGGCAGCTATCGCATGGTGCATGCCGTGCGTCGCTTGCTCAGCAATCAGGACTTTGGGCTGCCGGTTGACTACCTGAAGCCTGGGCGTGTACGCACGCTCTACAACACCATGCTTGGCGATCGTGCCATCTCGGTATTCGGGTGCGAGTTCGATACGTACTGGATTGAAGAAGCACTGGACTGCGGCCGCTGGCCGGAGCCACAGAACAGCGACGACCCGGACTATCTGTTTGTGCAGTACCGGGGCAAGACCGATGTGCCGTACCCGTACCTGAAGTCTGTCGGCACAGCATACTCGCTCACCGATGCACCGGATGGTCAGGTGGCGGCAGACGATATCATACCACTCAGGGAGGCCGACAATGGCTCTGATGACAGTTAAGGCGGCACCCGGTGTCCGGGTGCCCAAAGAGCGCTCACCACGTGAGTACATCACGGAGGCTGAAGCAGTAGAAGTCAGCCGTTCGCCGTATTACCTGCGCCGTATCGCGGACCGTGATTTGGTTCTGGTTACGCTAGGACAGGATGACGGCCATCTGCCGGAAGCGGGTGACGATACAGCCGACGCCCCGGTGGCAACTGACACCGGCGTCGGTGACGTCGTCGCACCGCCGGTTAAATCCCGTAAATCGTCGCAGGAGAAAGCGTCATGACGGATATGTCGACAGATATTACCTTTTCTCAAATCCCTGACACAGAACGTACGCCGGGGGTCTTTACCGAGTTTGATACGGCAACAGCGGTACGCACGCTCGCCAGCAACCCACAGTCTGTGGTGCTGCTGGCCCAGCGTCTGCCTGCAGGCACGTACAAAGATAACGAGGCGGTGGCGGTGTTCTCCGACGGTCAGGCGGCAACGTTGTTTGGTCGCGGCAGTCAGGCGCACCTGATGGTACGTGCGGCGATCAAAGCAAATCGCTACCTGCAGCTGTCCGTGATGCCGCTGGATGATGACGCTGTCGGTGGTATTGCAGCGACTACCACCATCACGCTGACCGGACCGTCAACCGGCACCGGAAAGAACAGCGTATGGGTTATGGGGCAGCGAATTGATGTGGCCACCACCTCCGGGCTGGATGCCACCGCAATGGGCACTCGTCTCGCGTCTGCCATCAACGGCAACAAAGACCTGCCGGTAACCGCCAGTGCAGCGGCGG